GAAATCAATACTGAAGAAACAACACATCGAGAAAATAGTAGCTCTATGCTCAGACGCAAAACTCCACTCAAAGCTAAAAGCGGATTCAAGAAAAGAGGAGGGAAACTCAATCCCATTTCAGCCAGACTCAAAAAGCGAAGCATTGAATACAGTAGGGTAAGGAGAGAATATCTTGAAGAAAAAAACGGCAGATGTGAAGTATGTGATAGGGAAGCAACAGACATACACCATAAAAGCGGCAGAGGCCGTAACACCTGCGAGAAGCGCACTTTCTTGGCTGTATGCCGCCCCTGTCACAAAAGAATCCACGACAACCCAGCGTGGGCGAAAGAAAAAGGCTACCTAGTTTATCAATTCAAATAATATGTTCAAATCACTTATCGTGTGCGAAGGCACATTCATTGACGAAAACCCACAGAAGATTCGCTTCCGCCAAGACTATGTGGACTGCTGGATCAAGAAAACCGACCTAGAGAAGATCGAGATGTTGGGAATTACTTTCGAGGGAGACAAGGCTTGCAGGATTACAGTCACCGAAGACCTAGCGAACTTGATGGAATTGCAAGGTGTGCTAGAGTAAACTTTTCATAGTGGGGGGACGGCAATCCCCCTCTTTCTAAACTAACCGAATCATCGTCTCACAATATGCGTTTGGGCATTGAAATGGCGATGGATAATCTTTATCGTTAACGATAATCCTCTTGACATCTGAAAAATATCAGATGACTTTTGCGGCAATATGAGTTGCTGCAATAATGACTATATGTCCAAGAACGAATCTATCATGATCGTTAACAAGGCGCGTGAAGCCGCCGCCTGCGCTGAAGCTAACTGCGAATCGTCTTTTACAAACGCTACAAACGCAGCAACGAGTGCGACTAATGCGGCAAATAGCGCGACAGCAGCAGCGGCAAGCGAAACGAATGTAGAGAATCTTTGGGAAGACTTCCAAGAGCGATACATGGGGCCATACGCAACGCCTCCAGTAGCTCCGGGAGAAGGCTCTTTGTATTACAATACGACGAGCAATGTTCTATTCGTATGGAACGGAAGCGCATGGGCAAGCGCAGACTTCAACGAGTTCACAAACTTCACGGCTACAGGGACTACGACTGCGAGGAACCTTGTGACAAGGATGGCGGATGTGGTCAATGTATTGGATTTTGGAGCCGATCCTACTGGAGTTACTGACTCTACTGTTGCATTTCAATTAGCTGTAAATCAAGCTGTGATAACAGAAAAAAGCATCTATGTGCCATTGGGTGATTATTTATTTACACCTCAATCTTCTGGGATTGGAGATCACGAAATAGCTGTTTCTATTCCAGCTAATGTAAAAATTTTTGGAAACGGTAGAATTTTTTGCAATAAAGGAGCATTACCATACTTAAATTTATTTGCTATTAAAGGAAGTAATGTCTCAATTGATGGACTCACATTTGATAATGAGTTTATTAACACAGGATCGGCATCACAAAGATCAAATGCTATTTCTGCTGGAAATAGAAATTTTACAAATGATGAAGCAGTTGTTACAAATATTTCAATTACAAACTGTAAATTTTACAATCAATTCTATGCTGTAAATTTTGCTACTGCTGCAACATCACCAAATATCGTAAATAATATTTATATATCAGGAAACCGAGTGATTGCGGGAAATGGTATTTTTTCTGGTGCATTTAATTTTAGAGACGATTCATCTACTGGCTCAGTAAAGGATGTGATTGTTTCTGGAAATGATTGCCGAGGCGCAACAAACGCAGCAGGTATAAATATTTATGGAGTTCACGGATTTAGTGTAGTTAATAATATATGTGCAGATTGCGATTATTCTGGAATACAATGTGAAAACAACTGTTCAAATGGAACTATAACTGGAAATTATGTTGATAGGGCAAGCAGAGGAATTTGGATTGATGATAGTAGAGACGTAGTTATTGATGGCAATACAGTAATTACAGAACAAAGAACTCCGCCTGAAGGATTAGTTTCATACAGAGATGGAATTTTAATAACTCGTCAAGGATTTAGTGGAAACACCTCATATTTAACAACCGGAATTATTATTTCTAATAATATAGTTTTAGATGGAAGAATAAGAAGCTCGACATTTGGAGTATCCCCACTTGGAGAATTTGGTGATTTTATTATTCGTGGAAATTTTGTAAAATTTAGAGATTCAAGCAATCAGCAAACAACTGGAATAAATTTCATTTCATGTAATTCACTTCAAATCATAGGAAATACTGTAATTGGAGGAACAAATGATTCTATATCAATATCTGTTGCAGCAGATCAGCTTGTGACAATTTCTGATAACATTACTAAAAAAGCAGGAATGGAATCAAGTTATGGATTATACATTACCGGGGATAATGCGGCAATAGTAACCCGTGTTGGAAATATTTTTGAACAAAATATACGAGGATCGGTTGGAACCAGAGTTCGTGGATTAGAATATCTTGGCACAGATGGTTCAAGAATGCAGTTCCAAAATATTAGTATCGAAGCCGGAACAGGTTCTCCAGAAGGAAATATTACTGCTGGGCCGGGTAGTCTATACATGGATAAAACAGATTTTTCTGCTAAACTTTTTATTAAACTCGGTGGATTCGGAAACACAAATTGGACTCAAATTACATAAAATATGAAAATTAAATGTTATTTTGATAAAGATAATAACCTTATTAACATAGGTGAATGGGAAAGCGAAACTCCCCTTCCTGAAGGCGCAATCGAAAAAGAAGAAGAGGTTATTACAAACGAAGACGGGTCAAGATCAATTGTTAAATAATATGAACTGGCCATCCGACTTCCCCAGCAAGCACGACCGCTACGAAGACTACGATCAATCCTCCCCGTCATCGTCTGACATATAGTAGTCATCTTCATCATTTATTTTAGCTACCTCTTCTTTCCTTGCCCAAAACCTGTCTGTTGGAACTTTCTTTTCTGTTCCATGAAATACCAAACCATTTCTTCTGCCAATCTCGATTGCATAAGTTAAACTGTCAGCAAGATCGCAAGAAAAACCAGTTCGTCCTTTGAAATCAGGTTTTGTTTCAATTGATATTTTTTTACCTTTAGTTGTATATCTTCTCAAGCACAACTCTCTTCCAAGATCGCTTGATGAATCAATCCCATACAATACTCTGCTCTTAAATGCGTGATACAAAGAGTAGTGGTATTCCGAGATAAGACGATCATAGACTTCGGTGCAAGGACGCTTATCGACATCGGCTGCGATACGATCAGTCGGGCGACCCATAGAAGAGATAAGAGCGATAGATGAACCATCCTTATCATGCCGCAGCCACTCGCGCATAATAGCCTGTCCGATTCGACCACCATCACCGCTAACATCCATACCAAACTTACTAGGTTTCACATCATGCTTACGGCATAACTCAACGACCTTCGCAGCGACTTGGACATCGAACTCAGTAGCTTGACCAGCGGCGATCTGGATGACTTCTTGGTTTTCCAGATACATAACTTTCTGCGAAGTTCCACGGACATATCCTAGCTTACAGACTGTCAGAACGCATCTATCCCCACCAGCCGTGAAAGCAGTATCGAAGCCAGCAATCTTGATAAGGTCATTGTGATCCCAGATAGGTTCTGAGTAGGTATCGGCATTCCGAATGACATCGGCGGTTAGGATTGTTTGGGCAAAGCCAGACTTGGGCCACCAGCCAATAGCGTTACGAACATAGTCCACAGAGTTCTCGTCTCCATAGGACATCTTCAAAATGTCAGCCTGTTTCTTACGATCCATCAAGAACGGGAATGGAGAAGGTTCATTAGGAGGAGCTTGGAAGTTAGGCGACTTCATTCCATTGTAGAACAAGCAGACACCTGTTTCGGTTTCCCACTTCTCCATATCAGCACTCACCGCATCGAAACTAGTGTGACCTTTAGGCATAGCCCAACGGGTGTGGGGATTGTCTCCAGCGGACGGGTTTCCGATACCAATGAAAACTTTGTCATCGATAGAGGAAAGGTTCTGCCTAATGTTAATCGCGCCCATCTCCATTTCGGGCAACTCGTCCAATGCTACTCTGATCCTATCGTTCTTACGACCACGGGTAGTATCAATAGCCTTCTGACCCTCAGAGCCGGGAGGAAATGCAATAGCCTTGATAGCATTTCGGTAGTCCTTCTCATCATCTCCAGATGCACCACCCCATACAATCATGTGGCGATAGTCAACTAGGTTGCCAATCTTATTGGACGCACACTTCCAGAGTTTTGAGATGATGCCCCAGATACGATCTTCCGAAGCACCAAGTGTAGTAGTAGCTACCCAAGACGATGTGCAATGCGGGGCAGCACACCAATCCAAATAAATCCACAGACCAACAGGAAACGACTTACCCATCGAGGCCGCGCCTGCGAGACACACATCGTCATTATTACACAACTCCTCAAGAGTCCGAAGAAGCTGAGTATTGGTATAACCTCTATTCTTAATCACAACATCAGTCGGCCACATATACTGGACAGCTATGATAAAGTGTTCAAATGGCGACAAAAGTTTGTAGTCAGAAAGCTCCATGTTCTTCTTAACTCGCATTGTCTTTCCA